GATATAAGCCATGATCAGGCCCTCCGTTCGATGATTGAGTTGGCGCGATCCAGAACCGCAGTGTCGTCTCGGGCGAAGATGGTGGTGGAGATGTTGTTGGCGATGTTGATGCCGGTCTTGTTACCCACCCAGTACTCGGTGGAGTTGATCGTGGTGGTGTCGAGGTTGGCCCCGAAGCGGGTGATGAGGCTGAAGAGATTGCCGTTGAAGAAGAGGGACGTGCCGCCACGTGCGCCGAGATAGAGCGGATAAGCTAGGAAGTTTCCTGTGCCTTGGTCTCCTGTCGCGGTCGCAGCAAGAGCACCGTTCCGGCGCAAGTTAACCAAATCAGACGCAATATCATACGTTGCCGTAAGAACTGCTGTATCTGGAGATGCACCCGTAGTCGTTATATCAGCACGCTGGTTTGAGGCCGCAGTAGCAGAACCGCGAGAGGTTGCAGCGTAACGTATAAGAGTACTATCAGGTGCACTGAGGGCAAGGGTGCCTGCGTTGGTGTTAAAATTTGCGCTTTGTTCAAGCAGTATTCCTGACGCCGCATCACTCAGCTTCCGTAGCCCCGCGAACACCTGAGCCTTGTCGATACCCGGAGTTATGGTGCTGGACACCATAGCGTCGCTTGTGCCGTCGAAGAACAGGTACGGGCAGCTTGTCACCCCGGCTTCGGTCACATCGTACTGCGTGGTAACTTTCTGGTAGGCGGTGGCGGTGGAGCCGAGTTCGAGTTGAGCGCCCCAGATGAGGATGTTGCCATTTGCTACGCCGATTTGCCCGATTCCGGGACCATTGCTGCCGGGGTAAGCGTACACTCCGGTTAGCGAGCAGCGATACCAACCATCGCCCGCTGCGGTTATTGACGTTGCGCTGATGCTCGCACCTACGCCGCTAACTGTCTGGGTTGCGATATTGAAATTGGCCCGCAGTGAGTTAGCGCCTGCAAGAAATAAGGAGACTTCGGATAGAGTGTCTACCTTAATGTAGACTGAGAGCGTGTAAGTACTTGACGATGCAGCCGGAATGCTGGTGAAGTTCAAAGAATAAGCTGAATTGCTGTTGGACAAAGTTAGCTGATCGGCAGTAGTCGTGCTGTCCGGGGCAACAGCCGCATTCGCAGTTACGCTTGCAGCGGTAGTAGTCCACGGCCTCGTTGAGCCAGCCTGCGCAGTCGTGCGGAAATCCTCACTCCACGTCAGCAAATTCCTCCGTCCCCCAGTCGGAACCACCCCGTATGTCGGGCGGCTTGCTGCGGTGGCTTGGGTGGCGTGGTTGCCTGCGAGTTCTTTGACGGAGATGTTGTCGAAGAAGGCCTCTTTGCCAGAGTTGCCTGTCCATGCGCCAAAGTTAATGAAAGTAGTTGTTCCAGTCGCAACAAAAAACAAACTAATCGTAGCAACGCCTGTTTTCTGCGTGTAAGCGATATTATTTGACGCCCCCGAAGATGTCCCGACAGAATAAAAGATTTGGCTCATTGTGCCGCTGTCATAGGCAAACGACAAGTTGTAAGTCCGACCGGCAACGGTAGCGAATGACTGCCAAGTGAACCTTGTATCGTTGTCGAGAGGGACTATCCGCAGGCGAAAATCAACGACCGACAAGGTAACAAACGATGGAGTCCAGCCGGTTGTAGTGCCAGACGCAAACGTCCCATTTACCACCAACTCAGTACCAAGGACCAAGCCCTTGCTCTTATCCAGCATCAGGCCCACAACTTCTCCGGGGCTAGTAACAGGGATCGTACCCGCTACGTCCTGAAAAAGGGTCGTGATGTCAGAGGGATCGTACCAGACGCCGGGTTCGTTGGATGCAAAGAGGTCAATAGGAGAGAAGGGCGTAGGGGCTACAGAGCGAGTACCACTAAGGAGTTGCCCTCTAAGGGACACAGCAAGGCTAATAGAGGGCATAAATGTGTTCCTTAGCGTTATTAGATAACGAGGGAGTGGATACCCGTTGCGGTAGTACCTGTAGCTTTAATCCGAGTGACATTGGAGCAAGGTACATAGAAGTTAGATGGAAAGGTCACAGTGCGGTCAGTACCATCAACTGTAAATACAACAGCACCACCAACTGTAATGTAGAAGCCAATAACGGTGTTCTGAGAGGAAGCACCCATATTGTCAGCGGAGTTATTCGTGGTAACAGGAATCCAGTCACGGACCATGCCTGTCGTGAGGTCAACATAATTAGCCATTTATTATATCCTAGCTATCAAGCCTTTCGCATCGGAATAGGCTAAGTTAAGTTCAGGTTTAGCGATGCCCTTAAGGGCCAACTCTGTGATTGCCCAGACCATAGCGTCCAGACGGTCAGGTGATCCGATATTACCTAACGGTTCCCATTGCACTAATTGATCCTCTAGAGCATCAAGACCCTTGACGTGTTTAACACGGTGTCTTTCGTACAACGAAGAAACTGGCTCTGCCCTAGCGAACTTGCCACGAGAAGCGTGAACCAGCTTAATTGGGATTGTCTCATCTACAGTCTTGAAGGTGTATCTGACCATCTCCCCACCTTGGTTACGTTCAGCTACTATCCTATCAGCACCATATTCATGGTAGAGTTCGATAGCTTTAGCTGCCCAACCCTCTGGGGTGTATCTTTCTGTGGCATCCTGTAGGACATAGCAGATACCATTGATATCCATGCCAGCTACGATAATACCTGTCATATCGCTCTCAGCATTAGAGGAGACGGCAGGGTCTACAGATACTACAACACGAGCAAGAGTTTCAGCAAACTCTACAGGGTTATCAACATCAATCTCACACTCAACAAGTGTCTGTCTGTTCCAGAGAGCACCAGAGGCTTCATCTAGGATTTCAGCATAGAGTTCCTGACGACCAAGCCTTGTACCATCGTACTGAGACTTTACAGCCTCTAAGTAGGTAGTAGCAAGGTTAGCTGAGTTATCAAAGGTAGAACCGTATGTGACAACCGTCTTAGGGTTCTTAAGGATGTCCCTGACTAGCTTAGTTGGCTTAGGGGTAGTGGTTACACAGATTTGGGGGTGTTTACCAAGACGTAGACAGAATTGGAGCATATCCCATGTATCTCGGTCACGGTTCCAAGCTGCAAGCTCATCACACCACGCAGCCTCAAATTGGGGACCACGAAGACGCTCAGGTTCTTCAGCAGAGAAGAACTGGACATAGGCCCCATTCTCCCACGTCAGGAGACGCTTGGTGGGGGACCATAGTGGTTTACCTAGTGGTACACCCTTAATTGTCTTGTCGCCTGCCCAGCACCTTGCTAGGAAGCCTGACTCACCATTGATCATAACTCGCTCAATATCGGAGTTAGTGGATGCAACAGCAGCAATACGTTTGTGGCCTTGTTTTACTTTACTACGAACCCATTCAACGCCAGCACGAGTTTTACCGAAACCACGACCAGCATTTACATACCACGTGTTCCAGTTACCTTCAGGGGCGATTTGTTGTTCTCTAGCCCAAAAGGGCCAGTTGTACATAAGCTCTTCAGCTTTAGTTGGATTTAGTTGCAACAACAAAGATTCTAGGTCTTCGCCCATAGCCCTTAGATCGTCGGCATGAACTGGAAGACCATTCTTACTCATTGTTACTCTTCTTTGGGTTTCATTTTGCCTAAGAGAGCCATCAGGTCATCAATAGCACCTGTGTCTTCTTTGATGTCTTCGGGATCAACTTCTTCGATCTTGATGGTCGGGTTCCACCCAGCCTTACTACGAAGGAAGAGTTCAGCGGCTTTCATGTCGCCATCCAAGGCTTTCTGTACTACAACAGAACCAACAGCTTCTTGGATATTGGCACGGGCTTCAGCAATGTCATTGCGATAAGCACTATACATACCAGCCATAGAGGAAGGAGCATGGTCGTAGTTCTGGATGTTGTCAAGGATGACCTTCATAGATACACCAGCACGGATAGCCTTACGGATATAGGTGGCGATCTTGAGGTTATGAATAAGCTTATCTGCCATTGGATTTACTTCCTAGAGGCGTATAGCTAAGAGCAGGATGCTCGTCTGCGCCTGCGCATAATAAAAGATTGTCGGTTAACCTCCACCGAAAGGTAAAGAAGCGTAAGCTTCGCTTTCTTGTAATAGAGAGCACAGCGGCATCCACAAGAACATTCAACAAGCAGCAAAGCTGCGCTTTTATATGTACAGTGAGAAAATGTGATGGTTGTGCTTTCTATGTAACAGTACATAGTGTGTGTGAACAGCTTTGTCAAGTGTTGCAGACACGCCTGCTCAAGGGGCGTAGCTCCGCCACTTAAGGGGTAGACTGTTTAACTAAATGAAACCCAGCTAGGAAGACTATTATCCCACTTATGGATAGATTTATTCAGTTCCCACTCTTTTCTTACTGCAACAGCAACTTTATAATTCAAAGTCCTATAAATTGCTTGCTTAGGGCCTCTTCTTACTACAAACACCCTAGTTTCTTGATTGTAAAAAACACCTTGTGTAGCAGTCTCTACAAACTTACCAGTATCTGTGGGCTTATTGGCTTCCCCAGCAGTAACCACCACCAGATTGTCATAGGCTAAGTTGTAGTGGTTAGTGTCCTTGAACTTGACCACATACCCATCAGGAACGAGTTTGCCGTCTACGAGCCACACAGCCACTCTGGGGAGCATAAGGGTAACTGTCTTACCAGCGGGGTTCCTGATATTGATCTTGAAGTCATAGACCAGATTGCCAGTCCTCTTGTTTATGAATTTACCACAAACAGGTTCATAGTCAAAACTAGACTTTATGTCTTCTAAAGTAAACCCATGATAGTTCTCTTGCATCAGTACTCTCCTATTGAGTTACACAGGTAGTTACTCAGGAAGACTATACAAGAGGTAGATCATATAGATTCTATTACAGTATATAATTAATTGATCAGATAGACTACTCAGAGCTAACACTCAGAGAGTATATACTCAGGGGGCACACAACCCTATAGTTACATAGGATGTGTGAACAGGTCTGTCAAGGGGCACTATAGTAATATTTTTATTTTTTGTAGCTATAAGAATGTGTGCATCAATCTTTTTGTGGTAGCACAGAAGGACAAGTCCTTATAGAGGAATACTTATTCTTTGGTTTGTTGTGAATAAACCACAGGAGTGACAACATGAATGTGGCTACCCCTGTGGCAACTTGTCGCACTTATTTACCATGTCGTTTTGTAAATCCACCCATTTCTTTTTCTGCCATGACCCTCGCTGCAACGGCATCTTCGTAATTATCAAAAGACCCTATACGTTTTTTTGCGCAAGTTACATAGAAACGGTTCCCATTAAGGTATACACCGACAAAACCTGACTTGTTGTTTTTATTCATCTTTTGGTTACGTTGGTTTAAGCTATTTGTAGCAAGCCTAAGGTTGTCAATCTTGTTGTTTGTAGGGTTTCCATCAATATGATCTATTTGCATAGTGGGAATTTCCCCATAGTAGATGACCCAGCTAGGAAGACTATTATCCCACTTATGGATAGATTTATTCAGTTCCCACTCTTTTCTTACTGCAACAGCAACTTTATAATTCAAAGTCCTATAAATTGC